TGTGAGATGTTTTGGGACAACAGTGAGTATATGAAACACAAGACTGAGGAATAAATAATGGCTACTGCATATGGACACGAAGCACTGTCTGAAATTACTAGTAACTATCCTGAATACGATGACTTAGACGAAGGAAAAACTGTAAAAGTAAACCATAGCACGTGTACAGCAGGGGTTGACAAACGTAAACGCTTTGGCCTTAAACGTGTAGATGATGCCTATCTATATCATTGTTTTAATTGTGGAGATAGCGGATACTTTAGACCAAGAGAAACATTAAGCCGCATGTCACTTATGACAGGCGTAGATACTCGCCCAGTATCTAAAGAAGATTGCATTAAACAATACTATAATGCAGAAGCAAACTATAACAATTTTGATATTAGAGGTCAGTTGTGGTTAGGTCAGTACGGATTTGATTATGATTTGTGTATTAAGTATGGCATTAAGGAAACAAGTACAGGTATTATTTTGCCTATACATTCTGCTACAGGGTTAGTACAAGACTACCAAGTACGTAGGTATTCACTATTGCCAAAGTATATAACGCACAGAACTAATAAGAATGCACAAGTGCTAAATGGTTGGAGTACAAAACCAGTAGTAGTAGTTGAGGACTTACTTAGCAGCTATAAACTACACAGTGTTGGTTTTACTACCATATGTTTAATGGGTACGTCGTTCTCTAAAACAACACTAGTAGAGACAGGGCTTGACAGAACACAGAGAGTTGTGTTATGGTTAGATGATGACGCAGCAGGACACGCAGGTGCAGCTAAGTTATACAGAGAGCTATCACCTATGTTTCTTAATAGTATTACTAGTATTAACATGCAACAGCCAAAAGAAATAGACATGAACGACTTACTAACAATGGAATTATAAATGTCATACGATATTGATTTGCTACATGTAGTTAGAGATAAAACTACATACAACAGGTTTAAAGACCATGTAAAGAAATACAATGTATCTTCTATTACCTTAGACATATTCAACACACTAGGTGAGTACTGGGATAACTACCCAATGCGCTTAGAGGTTGACTATGATGAGTTTAGAACATTCTATTTCATTGTGCGAGGGAAAAAGATTAAGGATGCATCACTATACGAGATGGCATTTGATAACCTTAAAGATAGTGAGACTGCACCAGTTAAGCCTATTGTTAAGGATATTCTAGCCAAGCTAATTGAGACAGACTACGCTACACGTATCTATGATGTGTGTGTTAAGATAGGTACAGGGTCAGGTGGTGAACTAACTTCCATTGAGCCACTACTATCAGACTATAAGAAAGAAATTGGTGCAAGTGTAGATAAGAGTGATGTGTTTGTTAGCCCTAGCCTTACCTACTTAACACGTGCAGTTGCATCAGGTGGTCTCAATTGGCGACTACCTGAGTTGAATGTAGCACTAGGCCCACTACGTAAGGGCGACTTCATTATCATCGCAGCACGACCAGAGACAGGTAAGACAACATTCACAGCTAGTGAAGCTAGTTACATGATGCCACAGTTACCGTCAGACGAGCATGTAATTTGGATTAACAACGAGGAAGCAAGTAACAAGGTAATGATGCGTGTGATACAGGCATATCATGGCATTACAACAGGGGCACTAGTAGCAGATGCAGCTAGGTACGAGAAAGAGTTTACTAGTAACGGTGGTGATAGGTTTTTAGTACTGGATGACGATAGCGGCATTAAGGGAGTCAATAAAATTAGTACGCTATTCGCAGAGTTTAAGCCCGGACTAATTATCTTTGACCAGTTAGACAAGGTGCATGGATTCGCTAATGAATCACGAGATGACTTACGTATTGGTAAACTGTATGAGTGGGCACGAGACATTGCAAAAGAGTATTGCCCAGTGATTGCTATCTCACAGGTTGATGGCACAGGTGAAGGTGAGAAATGGATTCAGATGAATCAGTTACGAGGTAGTAAGACAGACAAGATTGGTGAAGCTGATGCGATTATCACAATCGGCAAGAGTAATGAACCCGCTATGGACTTACAGCGATTCATTCACGTACCCAAGAATAAACTATTTGGTGGAAAGGATTCTCTTGAGGCGCATAGACATGGGTGTTTTGAAGTAGAAATTGAACCAGCAAAAGCGAGGTATAAATCAAAATGGAAAGTAAAGTAAACCACACATTACGTGTAGGAGATGTGTTCATGGAAGAAGATGGTTGGGGTAAGGTGTGTATGAGAATAAGTCTTTGTGCTGATGTAGGTTTTTTTGCACATGTATCTACTGACACACTGACGGCTGCTATAGACACATCTAAGCCGATGAAAGAACTGACTATTGGGAAGCATTGGGAATTTCTATTCAATGTATGTGATATGTTTAGAACAGCTACAGAGGCACTATCAAATGCAAACACTAGTACTTGACTTAGAAACCACGGTTAATTGCCCTATAGGAAGCCATACAGCTAACCCTATGTGGCTAGGTAATAAGGTTATCTCTGCCGGATGGATGGATGTAGATGAGGACAACGTAGTAACTGCGTATAAGAAAGAAGGACTCGATGAAGCATTACTAGTAACGTCTATGGGTATCACGGAATCTACTTTAGTAGTTGGTCAGAACATTAAGTTTGACTTACTATACCTCTACCGTAATAGTCCAGACAAGCTGCCTAGATTATGGGATACACAACTGGCAGCGTACATATTGTCAGGACAACAGCATTTGTATGCAAGTTTAGATGAGTTAACCATTGAGTATGTTGGCAAAAAGTTTGTTAAGGATGACAGGATTAAGAACTACTGGAAAGCAGGTGTGCTCACAGAAGATATTCCACGTGCTGAGTTAGTAGACTATATGAAGTGTGACGTACTAAACACCGCAGCTATTTTTAAAGCACAGTTTAAGGAAGCTGAACAAGCAGGTGTGTTGACGTTAATACTTACACAGATGGACGCACTACGTGCAACTACTGAGATGAACCGTAATGGTATGCGTGTAGATTGGGCATACGTAGATGCATGTCGTATTAGTTATGGGCATCAGATTGATTCATTAAACAAGGAGATTACTAGTATTGCACCAGACTTAGACTACATGAGTAACAAACAACTTTCACTGTATTTCTTTGGAGGAACTGAGAAGTATACAGAACGCACGTTAGTTGGTGAGTACAAGAATGGTAAGCCTAAGTTTAAGAATGTAGAACTTGAGCGTACTATTGACGGTAGGTACGGTGCTATTGCAGAAGTAGGTAAGAGTGGCTACTACAGTGTAGATGACGTTGTACTAGACACACTGCACAAAGCAGGAGATAGTGTTGCAGAACTTATCCTACGTATACGTAAGTGCAAGAAGATTAAGGAGACATACTACGAAGGACTGTCATCATTACGTTTTCCATCAAACAATATTTACCCTAACCTTAACCATTGCGCTACTAAAACAGGGAGACTAACAGCTAACAATCCTAACTTACAGAATCAGACAGACGAAGGTGGAGTTAAGGCAGCTTACGTAAGTAGGTTTGCTGATGGTAAGATACTAGAACTTGATTACTCTCAACTAGAGATGGTTGCATTGGCTTACTTAGCTAATGATAAACAACTCATTGAGGATATTAATAATGGTAGAGATATGCACAAGGAACTGTACAAAGGAATGTATGGACGCTATCCCACAGATGCTGAACGTAAACCATTCAAGCGGTTTAGTTTCTTGTTAGTGTACGGTGGAGGGGCTACAACGCTGATGGCACAGAGTGGTTGTGATGTAGCTACAGCTAAGAAGTTTATCCGTACTTTCTATTCTAGATATAAAGGAGTAAAGGCATACCATGAAGAAATAGTTAAACACGCAGAGAAGAATGTAGTAATAACATATGATGAGGCTAAATCAGGCCCTATATACACATACTTTCACGAAAGCCCAACAGGTAGGCACTACTTATTTAAGAAGTATCCCAGTGAGTACCGTAAAGGAGAAATGACATTCTCCCCAACAGAACTAAAGAATTGGCCTATTCAGGGCTTTGCAACAGGTGACGTAGTACCTATGATGGTAGGTATTTTGTTACGTGAGTTAGAAAAAGCTGGCATTAGCAGGTCTGCATTACTAGTAATGACTGTACATGATAGTGTGGTGCTTGACACAACAGAAGAAGTAGTGTATAAGGCAGCTTGTATAGCAAAACAAACGCTTGAGAATGCACCAGCGTATTTAAAAGCGTATTTCAACATTGACTTTCCATGCCTATTAAAAGTAGGTGTGGAAGTAGGTGATAATTGGCAAAACACACAGGAGTTAGAAATTAAATGAGTTACATTGTAGAAGACATCCAATCCAAAGACGTAAACACAAAGTTTGGCCCTAAGCCAGCATTTTCTATATATGCGAATGGAGAACGCTATTCTTACGGTTTTAAGAAGCCTATGTTCAAAATAGGAGATACTATTGACTTTCAGTATACTGAGAACACCTATGGTAAGAACGTAGATTTAGCATCAGTACAGCTTTTAGCCAAGGGAGAAGGCGCATCTACGGCTACCCCTGCACCTACTACTGCAAGTCCCAGTAAAGCCCCATACAGCCCTCCTACACGCCCTTTCCCTATCCCTGCTCTGCATGGTGATCGTGCCATTGTTCGACAGAATAGTCTTAGCAACGCAGTGAACTTATTCCGTGAGGATAAAGAGATTGCTAAAATGGCAGGTGAAGACCGTGCCAACATCATCATTGACATTGCACGTATGTTTGAAGCATACTCATGTGGCGATTTGGATATGGAAAAAGCATTGGTGATGGCGAAAGCAGAGGCATGAAAAGTATCAACTCTTTAGTGGATGACATTTACTCAGTAGTGGGAGGCACTCTGCCTAACGCTACTAGTAATTCCACTGTTAGTGTAGACTATGACAAATGGTTTACACCACGGGATAGTGCACGAGAGAAGAACATACTGTACTTTAGCGAGGTGGGCGACCCTTGCCCACGTAAGCTATGGTACAAGTATAATAGTCCTACCATTGCTGAGAAACCTGATGGTAAACTGCTGCTTAAATTCTTTTATGGAGACATGCTAGAGGAACTCGTACTGAAAGTATCTGAGAGTGCAGGGCATATTGTAGAGAAACAACAAGAGCGTGTTATCTATGACGTAGGGAATGGTTGGTATGTACGAGGCCGCATTGATGCGGTAATCGACAACACAGTGGTAGACGTTAAGAGTGTTACTAAGTTTTCAGAAGAAAAGTTTAAGAAAGGACTTGTTGACGACCCATTTGGATACTATCAACAACTAAACGGATATGCTGCTGCCCTTGATATGCCTACTGCTGGTTTTCTTACTATCCAAAAAGAACTAGGGCATGTTAACTACTACCCTATAGAAGTTAATAAGGGATTGTTTGCACACCAAGCAGAGAGTGCAGTTGAGACAGTTACTAGTAACATTGATTCTATTCCTCGACTAGACCCAGTGGCACAAAGTAAGACAAGTAAGAACAAGAAACTATGTACGTCATGTAGTTATTGTTCGTTTAAATCAGAGTGCTGGCCTGAGATGCGTACTTTCTTGTACTCGTCAGGGCCAGAATATTTAGTAGATGTGGTAGATGTACCACGAGTTATGGAGATTGTATGAGTATTTTTTCAAAAACTAAGAAGGCTAGTGTACGTAAATTCCTCGGTAACACTGCAAAATATGTGTCTTGGCAGACAGATGTAGATGGTGATTGTCGCCTAGCAATTCACGATGAACGATCTGTTGTCAACTTTCACGAGTGGATGCATACAGGCATGGACAAAGATTTAGAAGTGTTTGATAAGTCACTAGGAATTCTTGTAGATGAGATTAACGCTTTTCGTAAAGCAGTTAAAGCAATTAAAGGTGGTAAGTAATATGTCAACCTACACATTTCGACACGTAGTAGAGAATGAAGATTACCAAGAGTTTGATACTGTTGAGTATCCTAAAAATAAAGAAGTTTTAATTAACTTTGAGATTAGTGAAGGCACACGGTGGGATAACGTCATGCTTGAGTTTGCTAAATTCTTAGACATGGTAGGCTATGTTGGAGTTTATGAAAAAGTACAGACTCGCATTGACGAAGAGTGGAAGTTTTTTACAGAGGTTTCAGATGAAGATACTAGTAATTCCGGATTGTCAGATTAAGGAAGGAGTACCTACTGAACACTTGACATGGGCAGGGAAAGCTATTTGTGAGTACCTGCCTGATGTTGTTGTGAACATAGGAGACTTTGCAGACATGCCTAGTCTATCCACACATGACAAAGTAGGTAGTAAATACTTTGAAGGTCTACGGTATAAGAAAGACATTGATGTAGCAAAGAATGCTATGCAACAACTTCTATTGCCACTACGAGACATGCAAAGTAAGCAGAAAAAGAATAAGGAAAAGGTCTACAAGCCACGTATGGTGATGTTGATGGGCAACCATGAAAACCGCATTGAACGTGCTGTAAACAATAACCCTACTCTTGAAGGATTAATCTCTACTAAAGACTTATGTTACGAAGATGATTGGGAGGTACATAACTTTCTACATCCTGTATTCATTAACGGAGTTGGGTTTAATCATTACTGGCCTGTAGGTGCTATGGGACGACCTGCTAGTAGCCCTAATGCTATTATCACTAAGTTGCATATGTCATGTGTTGCTGGACACCAACAAGGTAAGCAAGTAGCCTATGGTAAACGTGCAGATGGTAAACCTATCTGTGCTATAATCGCAGGTAGTTATTACTTACATGACGA